GGCGTTCCCAACGCCAAAAGCGTAGCTTTAATCAAGCACGTTTCCGGTGGGAACTCTTCTTTATTCTTCAAAGCCTACGAGATGGGCATAGAGAAGTGGCAGGGAAGGAGTGTGGATTGCGTATGGTTAGACGAGGAGCCATCAAGAGAACTTTATAGTCAAGCCGTTACTAGAACTCTGGACCGTAAGGGCATGGTTTACATGACATTTACCCCTGAAAGCGGGATGACAGAGACTGTTGCCTCGTTTATGAACAACCTGAAGCCTGGACAGTCCCTGAATAACGCTACTTGGGACGATGCTTCAGAGAAAACCCTCTCTATGAAGGGTAATAGAGGGCATTTAAACGAATCCGTAATGGAGCAGATTCTGTCCTCATATAGCCCCCATGAGCGTGAAATGAGGCGATATGGAAGGCCATCTATAGGTTCTGGGCTGGTTTTCCCCATAAGTGAGGACAAAATAACGGTCGATCCCATACATATAGAGGATCATTGGCCTAGAATAGCTGCAATAGACTTTGGGTGGGACCATCCTACGGCTGTTGTGTGGTGTGCAATAGACAGGGATGAGGATGTGTTCTATGTTTACGATTGTTATAGAGAATCTAAAGCCTCCCCAACGATTCATTCAGAAGTTATACGCTCTAGACCCCATTTTATCCCCATTGCTTATCCCCATGACGGCAATAGACGAGATTCTATGGGTAATCCCGGTCTGGCTGACCAGTACCGTAATCTAGGGTGTAACTTCCTATTAGAACACTTTACCAATCCCCCAGCTTTGGGAACTAGCAAGGGTTCTAACTCTATAGAGGAAGGTTTGATGGCTATGATACAGGCCATAGAGAATGATAAGTTCAAGGTATTCGGCACACTCACTGACTGGCTGGAAGAGTTCAGGATGTACCACAGGAAAGACAACAAGGTAGTCGCTCTCAGAGATGACTTAATGAGTGCTACAAGGTATGCGTTTCAATCCCAACGATTTGCTGTAGCCGGGGAAGACCCTGCATGGACGGCAGATGTAGAATATAGGAATTACGGAATTGTTTAATGGCTAAAGAAAAAATAACTGACCAAGAGCTTATCACTAGGATACGTGGGGAGATCACGGCCTCCTTGGGCTACATGGGAGATACAATCTCTCAGCAGCGAGAGCAAGCTATAGCGTATTACTATGGTCTACCCTTTGGAAACGAGGTTGAGGGTCGTAGTCAGTACGTTGACTCTACTGTCCAAGATACTATAGAGTGGATAAAACCATCGCTTATGCGAGTGTTTGCGTCTGGGGATGAAATGGTTAAGTTCAGTCCCCATGGTCCGGAAGACGTAGAGATGGCTAAACAGGCTACAGACTACGTTAATTTTGTTTTTACAAAAGACAATCCGGGTTGGGAGATTCTTTACTCTTGGTTCACAGACGCTTTATTATCGAAGAACGGTATCGTAAAAGTCTGGTGGGATGAAACAGAATCTTCTGAGAGAGAGGAGTATAGCAACCTAACGGAAGATGAGCTTGCTGTTTTAATTAACGATCCTGATGTCGAAGTAATAGAACACACCGCCCCAGGAGAAGAGGAAGAAAGCGATTACGGGGCATCTTCTGGATCAGGTCATAGTGTAGTTATAAAAAGAACAGACTACAACGGCGGGATAAAGATAGAGAACGTACCACCCTCAGAATTCCTTATTGCTAGGGAGTCTAAGGATATACAGGAGTCCAGGTTCGTATGTCATAGAGTCTTAAAGACCTTATCTGAGTTAAGAGAGATGTACCCTGATGAGGATTTAGACCCTGAAGACCTGGGTGGTGGTGACGATAGTATGATGGCCTTTTCCGCAGAGAGGCTTGAAAGGTACAAGTATGATAAGTCTGCCTTGTACTGGGAAGGATGGGGTGACTCAGGGACTGATGAAGAAGGGTTACGCACCTACTGGTTACACGAAAGCTATCTAAAGACGGATTATGATGGGGACGGAATTACGGAGCTAAGAAAGGTTTGCTCTGTAGGAAGCAATGTTCTATCTAACGAAGCTATAGATAGGATACCTTTTGTATCCATTACTCCCATAAAGATACCTCATAAGTTCTTTGGTCTGTCGGTTGCTGACCTTGTGATGGACTTGCAGCTAATTAAAAGCACTATGATGCGAACACTCCTAGATAACGCCTATAATCAGAACTATGGGAGGTATGCTGTACTGGAGGGTCAAGCGAATCTCGATGACCTCCTCACCCAACGTCCTGGCGGTGTAGTTAGAGTTAAATCTCCCAACGCCGTAATGCCCTTACCTACACCCGCTTTGGAGCCTTACTCGTTTCAAATGCTTGAGTACCTTGATGGAGTAAGAGAGGCTAGAGCAGGTGTGTCTAAGATGTCACAAGGTATGGACGAAAATGCACTTACCTCACACACGACAGCTACGGCTGTCAACGCTGTCATGGGTGCTGCACAAAGTCGAGTAGAGCTTATCGCTCGTAACTTTGCAGAGACTGGTGTAAAGGAGCTTATGTCTTGTATATACGAGTTACTGCAAAAGAACCAGGACAGAGAAAGGGTTATCATGCTACGCAATGAATGGGTTCCTGTACGACCCGACTCTTGGCGAGATAAATATGACTGCACTGTAAGCGTTGCGCTAGGGAGTGGAAACAAAGATCAGCAGATGATGCACCTTTCCCAAATGCTCTCCTTTGCCGGAGAGGCGATGAAGGGTGGGTTAAGTATAGTCAACGAGCAGAATATGTATAACTTAGGATCAGCTTTGGTGAAGGCGATGGGCTTCCAGAACGTAAGTGACTTCTTGACAGACCCCTCACAGATACCACCTAAACAAGAAGGGCCATCTCCAGAAGAGCAGATGCAGATGATGGATGCTCAGGTTAAACAGAAGGAGCTTGAGATCAAAGCCGCAGAGGTTCAGATCAAGGCTCAGAAGATTCAGCAGGAATACCAGAAGTTACAGGTAGATACCAACTTGAAGCAACAGGAAATTAACCTTGAACGAGAACAGAACAGGGCCGTAGCAATAGGAGATACATAATGGCGAGCAGGGAAGAGAAAAGTTATGGCAGTAAAGGAATTCGAGGCAACACCGGCGGAGTAAGTAGGGATAGGCCGGGGTCGGCGGCTTCTAGCGGTAACGTAAATGTAGGAATTGGGGTAGAGGGTAGACCGACAGCGGCCCCAAAAGTTGGTGGAAGACGAAAGAGAGTGTCTCTAACCAAAAAGCGTAGAGGCATTAGAACTAGTTACGAGGCTGCCCTTAATAAATTAACAGGACCGCAAGGATAGTATGACCCCAGAAGAAAGGGTAAGAAGAGCTAAATCCCTAGTAGATGACCCGCTCTTAAACGAAGCATTTGATGTACTAAAGGAAGATTTAATGAACCGCTGGGCATACAGCGGATCAACAGATTTGGAAGCCAGGGAATCTATCTGGCTTGCAATAAGACTGCTTGATAAGATTCGCGGTCATATAACGTCCATAGTTGAAACTGGACATATGAACGAGGTCTTAGACAAGCAACACCCACATATCTGAAAGAGGAACTAATCATGGCGGATACGCAAACTGCCCCGCAAGCACCGGCTGCATTACAGCCAATACCCGCGCCCGGAGGAAGTCTAACTGAGGCGCAAGAAGCATTACTCAGCCTAGAGGAACCTGAAGAGGAAACACCACAGGAGGAGGAAGCTCAACCTACCGAAGAAGAAGAGTCTCAACCAGAAGAGGAAGATGAATCATTTGAGGAGGAGTCTGAGGAGGAATCTGAAGACACTGATGAACGAGAACCAGAAGAAGAGGACATGTATGCCGTCACCGTAAATGGTGAGGAGCAGACAGTAACCCTTGACGAACTGGTAAAAGGTTATTCTCGCCAGTCAGATTATACTCGAAAAACACAAGAACTGTCAGAACAACGGAAGGGGATGGAGCAATACCATACTCAATGGAATGCTGAAATCCAACAGATTCAGGCAGAACGACAGCAGTACGTAAACGCCCTGCAAAACGTAGTTGAAACTTCAATGGGTACGCTGGATCAGTTTGCTACCGTAGACTGGGAATCATTAAAGAACGAAAATCCGCTTGAGTATATAACTAAAAGGGATGAGTTCAGGGATACCCAGGAAAAGGTTAGGCAAGCTCAATTCCAGCAGCAGCAAGCCCATACAGCCCATCAACAGGAGTCGCAAAGAAACCATCGCCGTGCTTTACAAGAAGAGCATGGGAAATTGGTGCAAGCACTTCCTGAATGGTCAGAGGAATCATCACGAAAGAAGTTAGGTAGCGAGATAAAGGAATATGCTCTTACTCAAGGATACACATCTGAAGAGATTGGCTCTTTGGTAGATCATCGTTCTTTATTGGTACTTCATAAAGCCATGAAGTTTGACAAGGCATCTTCACCGGAAGTTGTAAAGAAAAAGGTGAAGAATAAGCCAAGGGTCATTCGGGCTGGCTCTCCAAGGGAGAAGTCTAGTACAGACAAGAGTAAACGTGCTGCACAAATGAAGCGTCTTCAGGGATCAGGTCGTGTCGATGATGCGTCTATTCTACTGGAGGATTTTATAGACCTTTAACTAAGGAGGAAATGCTATGGCAGTTCCCGCAAATACTAGGCAAACCTATGGTGCTATAGGTATCAGAGAAGACCTTAGTAACATTATATACAACATCAGCCCTATGGACACACCGTTTCTAAACGGTTGTGGTCGTGGTTCTGCTGATAACACTCTATTTGAGTGGCAAACGGACGATTTGGCTTCACCGGGCATGAACGTTCAGGTGGAAGGCTGGGACTATGCTTCTACCGCTGCAAC